CGAGAAAACCCACTGGTGCGAAAAGGCATTGGTCGGTCCTGGTTACGCTGGAAGGTGCGATGCCTACGTCCGGTTAAAGGGTATTGGGGACGCCATCATCGACCTGAAGAATAGGAAGGTTAACCCAAAGTACGATCCGTTCTACGACACTGATTGCGCCCAACTCTGGGCATATAAATACGCATCCGAGAATCCGAAATGCGCCTGCGTTTCGGTAGTCTTGGCGGCGAATGATCCAGAGACATTGGTTATGCACAAATGGTCGGACGACGAGTTGTACCAAGCCGGTATTGCATTCCAAGCCATGCTGAAGGTGTGGTCATGGTCAAAGAAGTATACCCCGCCAGGGATGAAACTGTAATGGAAAACCCTCCTACAATTCAAGAGATGGCAGATGCCGCCTCCGAGATTGTGTGGAGGGTTATGGGCAACGGGTCCGCCAAGTCTGCGTATGGTGAATGGTTCTGGAAGGATAAGCCGACATACGACTACCACATCACACGCTGCATCAAGCACGCCGTAACCGCCCAGCAGCAGATCCACCTCAACCACCCCAACCCAGACGAGGCCGGAGAGAATTCGCTTGACCATCTTGAGCGTGCGGTGGTAAGGGCTTTGTTTGCATGGATGCAATTAAAGAAAGGACTACCAAGACTATGAGATGGATTAAGAAAGAACTGGATGAGGAAGGCAAGCCGGAGTGGGCGGTTTATATTGATGAGTATGGAGTAGGCAACGAAGATGAATGGCTTCACTTTGACACATACAAAACGCGCGATGATGCAGTGCAAGCGTGCCAGCACTTTACTTGGGAATATTACGACTGTAACGACAAATGAAGAAAGCATTAGTCACACAAGCATTCGGAGACAAGTGGCACAAGGTTCTGGAGCTTACCAAGCCACGCATGGAGGCATATTGCGAGCGGCATAAGATCGACCTTATCTCAATCGAGAAGCCGCTGGTGGAGCCTGTTCAATACAGCAAGCTGGCCATAGGAAACATCATTGCGACCAAGGGCTACGAGCAGGTGACGTTCTTGGACTGCGACATTCTGGTGGCCAATGACTGCGATGAGATTGGTGCATTGCTTGAGCCGGACTGCACTTTCATGGCATTCGATGAGGGGTCGTATTTAGACCGCAAGCCTGGGTTGAAAGGATTGGCTGATGCATTTGGATATGTGCCAGGATGGCAACCAAGCTTCTACTACAACACAGGAGTGTTTGTGATGACCAACAAGGCAGTCGGAGCACTTAGCCAGCCTCCGATTGGATTGTTCCCGAACCACTTTGCCGAGCAGACATGGATGAACCTGCAACTGCACTTATGGTCCACGGCCACCTGCAACCTAGATCCGGCCTACAACTGCATGACTAGCGTTGAGGAACACTTTGGCTTGGATCGTTACAAGGATGCGAACATCATCCACTACGCTGGGCAGTCAAACGACATGGTTAAATTATTGACCAGCATTCAGTATGATGATGCCAAGCTGAAGGAACTTGGCCGATGACTCCCGTGCGAGTCCAGCGGGAAGACGGCAAGTGGCGTGTTACCACGATGGCCGGAAACCCGATTGGACCGCGCTTATGGGGGGCTGTACCTCCGAATGGATTGCCGCCAATAGATGATTTATTTGAGGATAAGTCAAAGGCTCAAGATGCAGCAGATTTATGGAACTGCTATGCCTCTTGGTGCCAGGAACGTAGCGGAAAGCGCAAGCGCAGATGATTTCAGCACAATTCACCAGAGGAGATCACGATGACCGAATCAAGCAACTTGCAGGAGAGGTCGCCATCCGAGCCATCCAAGACATCCGCCTTCTACAGCGCAGAGGTGTGTTGGATGGAATGCGGCTCACCAAAAACCGCATTGGTAAACTTTCGGATTGCAACTGCTACAGGGACGTTAAGGCGGTCAGGTCACTTGTCCGCGATGTCAAGAATGGGACTGTCTTATTTTGGTGCAAGGTTGCCGGAGTCAGGATTGACCAGGCAACGCTGAACAGGGTAATAAAGCGAGGGTTGAAGAATGTTAATTGAGTACGCCAAATTTGCGCTTGACTGCTTGGTTCAGGTCGGAATCATGGTGGTGCTATGCGGGATAACCGTATCCATGATCGGGTTTCTGGGGGGCTTCATATTCTGGCTTTACGACCAGGCGAGAAGGGAAAAATCCAGATGGGAGGATTAGGCCAGATCAAGATCCTTGCCGAACGCAAGGTGCAAATGGTGGAGCTTGATGTCGAGGTTGATGACGAAACCAAAGACAAGGTTTGCCATGCCGCATTGCGCGAGATAACAAGCGATGGAGATGCTTTGTTTAGTTATGGATTTAATCAGGCACTGAAACGATTGGTGGAAACAAAAGGAAAGAAATGCACACACAAGAAAAGTTCAAACAAAAGATCCTCACGGCGGTAACCGTACCCAATGTATTGACCTCGTCGCAATGCGATCTGGTCATTCACGATGCCCAGCAGATCGGCATGAAACGCGCTCCGGTGCTGGCCAAGGACGGCTCAAGGGTAACGTCATTAAGGAGAACCTGCGCCTCTTGCTGGGTTCCAAAGTCAAACTCATTCAAATGGCTTTATAGTTATGTAGCAGCAGTGACAGATGAGGTAAACAAGGAACACTACCGGTTTGACATCACCGACATGCAGCAGTTGCAGGTCTTGCGCTACCGCCCAGGCCAATGGTTTAAGTGGCACTTTGATACCATCGAAACCGAGGGTGACATACGCAAGATGACGATGGTGATCAACCTATCCAGACCAAGCGATTATTGGCTTGGAGGGCTTAGGGTTGATGGAAACTGGCATAATGCAGAACAATCCAAAGATCAGGGTTCTGCAAGTTTCTTTCCTGCTTGGATGAAGCACTGCGCCCGCGCGCCTATATGGGGTACCAGATGGGTACTTGTGGCATGGATTACGGGACCGGCTTGGCGATGATGCAGCTTAATCCAGAGCTTTGGATGATGACGCCTAAGGGAGAGGGATTGGCATTCTTGGTGACTGACTACGGAATGGATCATAACAAGATATTCACCATCATGCTTAACTCCGGCGAGATCCTTGACTTTGATATTCGGGATTGCCGCAGGTGCGAGAACCCATCTTTTTGTATTGACGCTCCTTCAAGACCCAAACCACACTACGGCGAATAATGTACTACCATGAAATCGACCGCAGGCACATCAAGGCATTGGAGGACATATTGAGCGAAGGACAAGTAGAACCAGGTAAGCTTATGAGCGATGATGCCGGACCGCTTGCCTACGTTATGAACCAAATGCTGTACGACAAGTTTCACGGACACGGTTGGGAGTTGGATCTTTTGACCGGTAGATTTATTAAAACCAAATGATTTCACGCGCAGATAGTTCAGTAGCAGAACTGCCCCTATTCCAGGGGGAAGACGGCGGTGCGATTCCGACCTCTGCGCTCCATAATTTAAGAGGATGGATTGTTGAGAGATGTTTAAGAAATCATATAGAACAATTTATAGAAAAATGGCATTACTCAAAGTCAATAAATGGATGCACAACAAGTTATTGCTACAGAATGTTTGATGCCAATAAACTTATGGTTGGAGCTATGTTTTATGGGCCGATGGCAATGGCCGGACAATATAAAAGATTTTCAAACAATCCAAATGATGTGATTGAATTAAGAAGATTATGCTGCATAGATGGCACTCCAAAAAATGCAGAAAGTTTTTTTATATCAAAATCACTTAAACTGCTTTCAAGAGATTGGAATAAAAATGGGATAGTTGTTTCATATTCCGACAAAGAATATGGGCATCATGGGACAATATATAAAGCTTCAAATTTTGAATATATTGGAGATATACCTGGAGCAAAAATTATTATTTGGAATGGAAAGAAATATCATGACAAATCTCTACGCGCAAAGCACAATGGAGCCTTGAAACCATTTGCAATAAAACTTAATAATGCAGTCAAGAGTGGCGATGCAATGTTTAAGCAAACAGCAGGCAAATGCACTTTTGTATATAAACTTAATAGGTTTTTGTCGGTAAACAATAAACAGAAAGGAAACTAAACCATGCCACTAGGCAAAGACATTGGAAAGAACATCAAGGAACTGCGCGCTGACAATATGAAGAAAGGCAAGGCTCGCGGTGCTGGCGGCACTCCTCGCAGCGAGAAACAGATCCTAGCCATTGCACTGCGCTCGGCTGGCGTTAAACCCAAGGCCGGTGGTCGCAAGTTTCGGATGCGAGGATAATGATCGTTTCGGAGACGCAACGCCTCTCGTGGCAACGTGACGTTCTTAACGAGGCCAGAAGACTTCTGGTTAATTTAAGGCGTGACGTTGGCCACGGGCAGGCTATAGAAATCAACAACATCATCGCGCAGATTGATTCTGCGATGGTGATTGCATGGGAACTTATTGGAAAAGGAGAAAAGAAAGATGCACACACTGGAACAAATTAACCCGATTCACATTCTGACCGCCAGGGTCAACGGCCTTGAGAAAGCCATGCGCGAGATGCAGGAAACCAAGGCGCAGCTTCACAGGAAGATGGCCGTCATCATGGGCATGAAGCCCGTGGAGGCCATCAAGGAATTGAAGATACCAGATGCAGTCAAGACCAAAGGCAACACACCGGAAGCGGTGGATAGGCGGTATCGTATATGGCAGGTGTTGCATGAGAATGGATATTCCATCTCAACGATTGCGAAGGCTTGGAAAACGGATCGCGGGTCGATAAGGAATGCAAAGAACAATGGATGGCGATCAAGGTATATGGCGAAATGAATGAAAAAACACACCTCGACTTATTCAGCGGGATCGGTGGATTTGCCTTGGCCGCAAAGTGGAACGGATATAGAACAGTCGGCTTCTGTGACAACGAACCATACGCCCAAGCGGTCCTCAAGAAGCACTGGCCGGAAGTCCCATGCCACAAAGACATCCGAGAAGTACGAGGCGACCTATACGCAGGAGTCACTCTTCTCACGGGAGGGTTTCCGTGCCAGCCATTTTCCGTTGCCGGGAAGCAGCGAGGCAAGGATGACAACCGCTATCTCTGGCCGGAAATGCTCCGAGTCATACGCGAGGCAAGGCCAGCTTGGATCATTGGTGAGAATGTTGCTGGAATCGTCAACCTGGCACTCGACACGGTGTGTGCTGACTTGGAAGCGGAAGGTTACGAAGTCGAACCGATCATTATTCCAGCTTGCGCCGTCGATGCCCCGCACAGAAGGGACAGGGTGTGGATTTTGGCGCACGCCTCATGCAAACAACCGGAAGAACGGATCAACAATAGAAGAGAGAAGGGGTCATACTCTAAATCTTCAGGATCAGGCAAGAGCGTATCCAAGTCCGAGAATGTGGCCAACGCCATCCAGCAGGGACGGCAAGGGAGGATACAGAGGCGGGAGAATCAGGAACGGGAAGATTTCGAGGGACACGCTGGATGTGGCGGTTCAGCACGAGGAGAATCAGGGGAAGCAGTCTGGCCAACTGAACCCGACATGGGTCGCGTGGCTCATGGGGTACCCAACCGAGTGGCTAAACTGCGTGGACTCGGAAATGCCATCGTCCCGCAAGTCGCGGCGGAAATCATCAGATGCATCAACAAAGTAATGGAGGATAGCAAATGAAACTCTGGACAAACAACACCAACTCAATCCACAAGGTTGACGATAACCTGCTGCACATCCGCAACACCTATGTGCTGCCGGACGAACTGACCGGACCAACTTGGGACGATGCCATTCCTTGCCCGCATGAGATCAAGCCTTACTATCCAGGGCGTGCCACTGGAGGAGCCACGGCAGTCTACCGCGCCGGAGCGATTGGTGATGCCGTCATAGCAACCGCCTTCGTACATTATCTGGTGCAAGAGTCCGGCGGTGTGGTTGATGTATATGCCCCCGCAAGAAACCTGCCCCTCTATGCTGGACTTGGTGCAAAGCTTTACCCGCTGCCATGCTCGGTTGAGGCATGGAGGTCGTATGATTCCCACTTGCCTTGCGACGATCTGTTCAGCGGTCAGGTTGGTCACACCAAATTAGGCACCGGCGGCGGCAACTGCTATGACCGCATCTATACCTGGATGAATGCAGGAGATGTCGATCCAAAGTATAAACGCCCGCATCTTTACCTTATCGACCCAGACCACAATGAACTCAAAGAGCTAGGCAAGTGGCCGCTGCCAAAGCAGTTCTTCGCCTACCATGTCAGCAGTTCAGGACCTACCCGCACCTACCCACCCAAGATGGGGCAGGATGCGGTGCTGGCTTTGCTTGAAGCTCACCCCAACCATCACGCAGTCATCATTGGGCTGGATAACAGCAACAACTTCAAGGTTGATCACCCCAGGGTGATTGACCTGTTCAATACGACCAAACAGATCCGCTCGCTGTTCCCAGTGATCGCCAACGCAGATTTTGTGGTGGCACCGGACAGCAGTGTCAACCACATCGCAGCTGGTCTTGACACGGCCTGCGTGTCGCTGTGGGGGAGTTACCATCCCGATGACCGCATGACCTACTACCCCAAGAACGTATCGGTATTCAAGCCTGACACCTGCCCGCACGCACCTTGCCGCCCACATGCGGGTCTACCGCAGGCGAAGTGCAAGGATGCCAGCAACAAGACCGCAAAAACTCAACTTTGGTGTAACGCTCTCCGCAATATCACGGCACAGGATATTGTTGAAGCTTCCATGAAGGCACTGGAGTTGGAGGATAAGCAACATGAGGAGAGGAAATGAATAAAGTAAAGTTTCGTTGGGGCGAGGAAACTTACACCCTTTGTGTAACCCAAGACGATTGTTGGCTTGAGGACGGACCTTCTGACATTTCGGATAGAATGCTGAAGGGCATGGATGAGCTTGCCATGGAAAATGGGATGCTCCCACCAAAAAAACTTTGCCCAACTTGCAGAAATGCAAACATGGTTAAGGTAACAAAGGATTATAGATTGGAGAGCGTTGCAAAGTTAAACGGAGAGTCATTCGTTGTTCAGAATGTTACAAGGGATGAATGCCACAAGTGCGGAGAGCAACTATTTACCATGTCTGAATGCGAGAAGATTGAGGCCGCTATCAAAGCAGAGCAGAAGAGGAGAGGGTCAAATTGATATAAACCTAACCGGCGCATGGTACGCAGGGAGATCCTGCGGCTGGGCTGCTCCTATGTGTGTGTTCCCCACTTGAAACAAAGCCGGTTTGATTTTGAATATGAGTGAATTTATTTGTACTAACAACTTTGAGAATTGCGGAAATAAAGTCTTGGAAAGACGCTTCCAAACTAAAAGCAATGGTGTTGTTATTCATGTAATGCAGTGCAATAAATGTGGCAAATATACTTCAAATAAAATAAAAAAAGATGGAAGTAACCCACCTGAAATAGATTGGGATTTACTTTATAGGAGTAGGGAGGCAACAAATAATCATTTTGAATCAATTAAATGCGGAAAAACAGCAGATATTGAACCGCCGCAAATAATCCACTCGAAAGATGATTATAGAAATTATTTACAATCTGATAGCTGGAAGGCGAAAAGACGGCTCATTATTGAAAGAGATGGAATATGCCAAGGATGCTTGTCGGATAAGATTGATGATGTCCACCATCTTACATATAAAAATATATTTAATGAGTTTGCATTTGAACTTATTGGTTTATGCAGAGCATGCCATGAAAGATTGCATAGGAAATGATCGACAACCAACGAAAGGCTGAAGAGATTGTGGGGTCGGTGGATTGGCAGTCTGCCAATCATGGACTATGCAAATGCCCAGGGGAAGCTACTCACACCAGCCATACCAGGCTACGCGACACCACGGTCTTCATCGACGGCGTACCCACGATCTTCTGCTGGCACACATCATGCGTGGCGTACAGGGATGAGGCAAACCGAAAGCTACGCCGCGCCATCCTCAAGGACTTTTCCTTCACCGCACCCATGTCAGGCGGCACATCCATACCAACCGCCTTGGTAATCCAGAAAGATCCGGAGTCGGAGATCCTTGACCGCATCAAGACCATTGCGGAATCCAATAAGAAGCGGTACCTGACCCACTACGCTTGGGACCCAGCGGACATGGCGGAAGAGAGTCCGGTGCGATTCGAGACTCCACAGGAGCAATACCAGGCATTCCTGTCCCTGTTCCATGATGCAGACAATCTGTGGATTGGCAACATCACTGACAGCGGCAGGCACCCGCAGAACTTCCGGCTTGCGGAAGAATGGAAGAAGCTGGAGGAACCGATTGGCCAGTTCACAACGGGCGCAGTATTCAAGCCAGCATCTATTAGCAGATCTAATGACACTGTTGATGTGCGCTTATACCTGGTTGTCGAATCAGACACGCTTACCAAGTCTCAGATGGGTGCGGTGTTCCAGCTTATGCGCGACTTGTTCAGAATGAAGATGTATGCCGTGGTCGACACGGCGGGGAAGAGTTTGCATGGTTGGTTTGAGATGCCGCCCAAGAAAGAATGGTTGGAACAATTAAAAGCTTTCCTTGTTCCGCTTGGGTGCGATCCTGCAACTTTCAAGCCTAGCCAACCGGTTAGGATTCCAG